GGCCAATTGTTTCAGAGTTAAAAAAGTGAGCAGGCAAAAACTCTATTTAGATATCTCCTGCGTTGATGCAGCACGCGAACGCATGCGTCATGTTTATGACACGTTTGACACCGTGTGTGTTCAGTTCTCTGGAGGTAAGGACAGCACGGCAGCGCTGTACCTGGCAAAAGAAATACATGAAGAGCGCGGTCTTGGCCCGGTAAAAGTAATTTTCCGTGACGAAGAGATGGTTAGTCCGTCTGTTGTGCGCTTTGTGGAGCAGGTTCGCAATTACGACTGGGTTGATATGGAATGGTACTGCCTGCCGCAGAGCCAAGAGATATGGGTTCTTGGACGTCGTGAATATTGTCTTTTGTGGTCAGGGATGCGACAAAAACAAGGACGACTAATTCGCCCTATACCTGACTGGGCCATAAGGGCTGAACATTTTGGTTTAGACCCAGACAAGAAAATACCTGAGTCCATTGACTATTACACTATGCAGGGTAAAAAAGGTAAGGTTGCTTTCATTACTGGCGTGAGGGCAAACGAGTCAATGATTCGCTACCGCTCATGTGTACAGAAACTGCATGAGAACTACATCGTCATACCTTACAAGATGCGAAAAAATATACCGCTTAGGTTTGCAAAAGTGATTTATGACTGGACTACTGACGATGTATTCAAGTTTATTACCGAAGAACACGACGCTTCTTACTGTGATTACTACGACTATGCCGCCCTGACTGGTAGTAACTCTCGCGTTGGTATTCCACTGCACGCCGTTGCGATTAGGAGGATTGGTGACGTTGTTGCTACTGAGCCGGACTTCTATGACCGCCTAGTTGCATGTTTTCCACAGATTGATGCTCAGCGTCGATGGTGGCCAGAATTTGATATTGAAGCCGTGATTATGCGCTACGCAAAAAACGGATGGGAGGGAGTCAAGGAATGTATTGAAGACAACGTTCTGACGCCTGGGTTAAAAAAACGAGCCATGGCGTACGCTTCTGAATTTAGGAAGAAACATGCAAAAGACCCAAACTCGTATCCGCTTCACTGGCTTATACGAAATGTTTTGCTTAACGAAATAAACATAACAGCGGTAAACCCAATAGGTCCAGGAACAAAGGCCTACTCACTCCAGAAAGCAATTCAGGCAGAAGAAAATGGAAATTGAAAAAGTTAAATGGGACCAGATACAGCCGGCCCCATGGCGAGCAACTCATGTACTGAAGCCAGACCTACAAGTCTTGGCCGACTCCCTGCACGACTATGGATGGGTTTCTCCAATCATTGTCCAGAAGTCAACCGGATTTATTATTGACGGTTTTCACCGGTGGATATGTGCTCAGTCAGACAAGCGCGTTCTTAAACGAGACAAAAAGACCGTGCCGGTAATCTTCAAAGACGTTGACGCCATAGATGCCATGGTCATGCATATATGTCTAAATAGGGGCCGAGGGCAGATTGTGGCCAAATATATGTCGGCTATTGTCAAGGATGTTTACCACTCTGGCAAGTACAGCATGGACGAGATTAAAGACATCTTTAACATGAGCTACGCCGAACTAACCCTAATGATGGACAGCTCCGTGATTAAGCAGCGTAAAATAACCGAGTACAACTACTCAAAAGCCTGGGTTCCCATAGAGGCTCCACAAGGCTCAGCAGAGGAAATAGTAGAGCTAGAGGGGCCACCAAACGCCGATAGGTGAATCCACTCGAATTTGTTAGTGGTAACCTATAATCGTAGCGCAACCAATTCGGAGGTTTAGCGTGCCAGCTCCTAACGACATAGAGGACGTAGAACTCACAGGTGAAGTAAAACCACCATGGTGGCGTCGTGCCGTCTCTTATACCCTCAATCGCCTTGCAGACCGTCTCCAGTACGGTAGAGGCAATCGTACCCGTACATCCCAGGGGGAAGGTCGCGCGCTGGCATCAGAAGGCCGGGATATAGCCCTGGGTCGTAGATAAGTCGTAAGGAGCAAAGATGCTCGTAAGTATAAGCGACCTAATCACGTATATGGATATTTCTCTGACCAACAGGCAGAGAGACGCGGCTGAAATGGTCCTTCTTGGCCTTCAAAGCGAACTTGAGGCGTATCTTCGGAGACCAATTGAGGTTGAGACGTTTGAGGAAGTGCATGTTATTGCCGGCGAGTTTAGGTCTATACCTCAGGCGTCGTTTTTTTACGACTACACGCTCGACACGACGGGAAACACTCTTCCATACCTGTTGACCCCAGCTACGGTTTACCTTAGAAACACCCCCATAGTTTCTGTATCTGAAGTTTCCCTAAGGACCCCGGAGGGAGACGCTGTGGTTCAAGTGGCGGAAAGAGACTACATAGTTCAGCGGTACGGCATCGACATGTATAGAGCCATGTCAAATGACGAAGTAACGGTCACATATACGGCAGGCCTCGATGGGGACCAAATCCACGTATTTAAATTAATGATTTTACGCGCAGCTACGCGCGAAATGCAGAACATGCATGATGACGTAGTCGGTATAAAAGACTTAAACCCGCGAGGCGTAGCTCCCATGGAGACGGGATTTCTCGAAAAAGAGCTGCTTGCAATTAAGCGCTGGAGAAGGCGTCGAATCGGATGAGTGACGATGTCAAGATATCTGTTGAAATAGATATTGGGGATTTAGACAAAAAGCTATACGCCATGGCCAAGAGGTCATTGACGATGCTTCCACTTTTTCCAGAGGCACAGGCAAAACTTCAAATGGCGAACGCTGCTAACTTTGCATCTAATGGGCTTCTGTCAGGTGGTTGGGCTCCCCTTGATGCTAAATATGGGGCTTGGAAAGCAGTTAGGTTCCCTGGGGCACCTCCAATGGTTCGCACCGGAAAGCTGTTTTCAAGCCTGGCTAACCTAACAAACACAGCAACGCGCGCTACCAATACCGAGTTTCAATTTGGCACTACGGTGTCTTATGCTAAGTTCCACCAGATGGGCACAGAAAAGATGCCCAAGCGTCAGATTGTATTTGTTCCCAGAAGGTTCGCTGAGTGGCTTGGTTCGTCTTATGCCTCGTGGGTCGTTGACGGGAAAGTCCTATGACTCTAGAAACAATGTATGGTGCACAGTTTGCAAAGCAATATGTAAACAGCTATTTGGAACAAGATATTCCGCAAAGACTTGTAAAATATAGAAACTCGTGGAATCTGGACTCTACGGCCCTTCCGTCGCCGTTGAAGTACATAACGTACGAACCCCTCGCTTTAGATGAATGGCCAACAATAATTACCGTAGCCATATCAACGAAGAGGTTCGAAAGAATAAATCACGTTGGAAACTACGACCCTATGTATTCAGTTGTCTACGGCATGAGAACCTATATATGGGTAAGAACCGAAGGTTCAGAGGAAGCAACGCTCATGAGGGACCAGCTCACAACTTTGGTTCGTTCGGCGTTACTTGACCGTCCATGCTTAATGAGGCATGACACCCTCAGGCAGGCAAAAATAATGGAAGAAACATTAACGGAAGAGTTTTCCGAGCTAACTTTGCTAAAGGGCGACCGTGTAATGGCTGGTGCTTATTTAGGTTATGATATAGAGCTAGAAGAAGTAATTACGCGTGAACCATATGGCACGCTTGATGAAATCGATTTTACCGCAATGACTATGAACCAATTAGAGGCACAGTAGCTATGAAAATTTTTAAAGATGTACAAAACACGGTCCCAAGTGGGTGTTCAGGCATGGGCCAGTACGTTAACGAAACAGACAAATCTGTTCAGCTCAATGCAGGCGGAGATTATCTAGGTCCTGCTGAAGTTGTTGTATGTTTTGACAACTCGCACATACAGCGCGCCGTCCGTAATGGATGGCTCGTAGCTGTTGAATTTTCTTCCGTAGCTAAGGAAGATGTATCTCAGGATGCAAAAAATGCTAAAAAAACAAAAAAGACAGAAACTGCTGTTGAATCAGTAGAACCTGAGGCTGAAGAGGTAATTCCTGTAGAAGCTTTAGAAGAAGATTCAGTAGTTGCAATAGAATCAACAGATATCTAACTATAATCAGTTAGGTTTTTTATTTAAAAGTTCCATTTGGGACGGAGGAAAAGTATGCCAGGTGTAGTCGTTACAACAGCAGTAAGAACAGGTCCGACCTCAGTTCAGGTCACCCCAACAGCTACTGCTTTTGTTGCTGGTGTTACGAGCCGCGGCCCTTCGGGTTCCGCAACTCTCATCAGCAGCATTGCTCAATACGAAGCTATCTATGGCGGTTACACATCGCTTGGATACACTCATCAGACTGTTAAGACCTTTTTTGAAGAAGGCGGCGCACGTATTTACGTATCGCGCGCAGTTGGTACAGGCTCAACTCCTGCTACGTGTGTTTTGGTAGATGCTGAAGTGTCACCAGCTACATCCCTTACGCTTACAGCTGCCGGTAAAGGTACCTGGGCCCATACTGGAGTGCTTGAAGCAAGCGTTGTATTGCCAAGCGCTACAACCTTCTATGTTGAAATCTGGCTAAACGGTGCCAAGGTTTACGTGTCTGCTACCTATACAGCAGCAACCAAAGCAGATTTCGTTAACGAAATCAACAACAGCGCAGTTGCGTCACTTTACGTAACGGCCGCCTCAACCGGAAGCATCATCCCTGCTGCGGTTGTGAAGCAAGATTTCACTTCTGGAACCGATGGTTCAACAGTGGCCGCTGCTGACATAGTTGTTGCTCTTGGTAGCTTCACTTACGACCTTGGTTCTGGTGCCGTAATGGCTCCTGGGTATTACGACAATACAACCGTAAACGCCCTTGTTGCTAATGCAAATACAAACCACAGAATCGCTATTTCGAGCGTTGCTGCTGGAAGCACAGCAGGAGACGCAACTACCGACGCTGCTGCTTATCTCGGCACTGCAAACTCTGAACACCTTGCCATCTACTGGCCGTGGGTTAAGATTCCTAACGGGACCCTAACAATGACAATCCCACCAGAAGGCTTTGTAGCGGCGCGTAGAGCTGCCGTTCAAAACTCACGCGGTGTTTTCTACCCATATGCTGGAGAAGCGGGTGCAGCCTCTTACGTGGTTGGTCTAGAAACGTCTGTTTCAAAAGAAGACACCGACACTGTTGATGCAGGAAATGTTAACGCTATCCGTATCGTTCAGGGAAGCCTTCGTATCTACGGTGCGCGCTCGATGTCTATCGACACTGACAACTTCCGCTTTATTACCGGACAAGAAGTTCTCAACTATGTTGTTTACCTTGCAGAGGTAAATCTTGAAGGCCTCCTCTTTCAACCAATTGATGGACGTAAGACAATCTTTGCTCGAGTTGCATCAACTCTTGTATCAATTCTTGACCCGCTTGCAAAAGCTGGCGGCCTGTTCGCCATCTATGATGTGAACGGTAAAGAAATAGACCCTGGATACTCAGTTGTCGTCTCTGATGCGCTTAACCCAGTCACACAGCTTGCTGAAGGCAAGATTGTGGCAAAAGTTGGAGCACGCGTTTCAGGTATAGGTGACAAAATTGAGGTCGAGGTCACAAAGTCATCACTAACGGCATCGCTAGTCTAATTGAGGTAAAAAAATGGCAAAAAGAATTTCACAGCGTCAAGTATTGGCCGAAATAACCCCTGTTGTAGCAACCGGTGAAACTTCAGGTCCTGCGATTGGAAGCTCAACAAATGTTGGCTTGTATTTTGCCCAGGTTTCTGGTGGAGAAATTACAGCTTCTGTAGAAAAAATTTATCTAGGTGGAGAGCCTTTTCCAGAGACACTATGTGCACCTGCAGAAATCGGTGACATAACCTTGACAAAGCACTACACGGACTCTGAAAGAACTACTCTTCAGGCAGCACGACTTGTGGTTGGGCGTGCGTATTACACAATCAAGATTTACGATGCCGATTGCGACCTTGCAAACATGCAGTCAGAGCGTATTTATTCAAGAGCTCTTTTGGTTGGTATTACTGAACCAGACGGTGACTCATCTTCGGGTGCTCCAGCAACATACGCGCTGACGTTTGCAATCTCCGGCGCTCCAACTCAAGCCTAATTACTTTCACCGCTAGGGCCACCTAGGTGGTAGTGTTCACGTCATGACAGATGAACTCTATTCAATCCCAGAAGACGCTGACCTCACTCCTATGGATGATGTTGTCAGTAGTGAAACAATCCTTGACCAGCTCAAGGGTGTAATTTCCAAGAAGGTTTCACGTCCTTCTATTTTCATTGACGTTCCGGAACGACCAGGCGTAAAGCTTCTAGTTAGCCCAAACATCACCCAAAACCAGCTTCGCTCATGGCAGCGCAACTGTGGCTCGGAGACAAAAAACGGCCTTGATGCAATTAAGTTTGCTTGTACCGTTATTGGCCAGACAACTAAAGGTATCTATCTGAATGGCGCGGAAGTCTACGAAGGCGGTCGTCCACTTGGATTTGCCTCACCATCGGTTCTACAGATGACAGGTGCCGACCGGGCTATCCCCGACTCAGTACAGAACTTTTTTGGTCTGGACCCACACCTAGAATCAGCCGCCTTGGCTATCATCGATGCCGCAGGCTATGGTGACACGATTGAGGCGGAACAGGAAAACCCTACCAAGTAGTCCTCGACTTCTTAGTTGAGGACTCGCGCATTATTTCCGCGGCCAGAATAGGGAAAGTCTTCGGGACAGACCCAATAGAAATACTTCGCTCTACTGAAGATGAATGGCTAATTAGGCACGCATGTGCTAAAGTTATTGAGGCCGACAACGAAGAGCAGAACGCTGCGACTTAGCAAACAAGGTGTCGTATGGCAGAAGTTGAAAACGTAGTTGTTAGGGTTGAGGCGCAAGGCACTGCCAGTACTTCAGCACAGCTTGCCGCCGTTGGTACAGCTTCTCAAGCCCTCTCTAATAAGGTAAATGGGTCTTCTAAGAGTTTTTCAAGACTTTCTGGAGCAATGTCGGCGTCTACGAAGCAGACGAAACAAAACCTTGCTGCCACAACAAGCCTGACAGACAGGTTTAAAATCCTAGAAAATCACATGAACCGCGCAAGCAGTGCGTCTAAGATATTTACAAAATTGTCCCGTTTTCTAATGTTTGCAGTTATCGGTCTGGGTATCGAATTTGCTGTTACGGCCGCTTCTTTAATGGCTGTAAACGCCGCCTTTGCCATCGGTAACGCCCTTGTGAAGGCTTATAAATGGTCTATGGGTGGAGTGGCAGCCGCAGTAGCATCCGTCGCTGCAGCGCTGTCTATAGCGGCTGCTGCACAAAGAGAATACACGGCTGCACAGATGGCCTATACGCAAAAAGCTACTCCAAAATTTGGTTCAGCAATGGACTACAGCATGGCAATGGTTAGAAACCTAACAGCAGATACGCAGCTCGCCGTATTTGGCGTCGAAAGCCTTAATGCCGCGTTTACAGCAGTAAGCAAAAATAGTCAATTTACAGGAAAGACCCAGGCCGTAATTAGGGCGCTGAGAGACTTTGCAGCCATTGGTGGGGACCCAGGAAAGAGCTTGGCCTCCATAGGTAATTTTGTGGGCTTACTTCAAAAAGAAGGAAAAGTCACCTCTAAGGTTTCGGAAGCCGCAAAAGCCATAGGTCCAGAGTTTGAAAAAGCATTTAAGAAAATAAAAAAGAGCGGCGGCGGCGTACAAGAGATTTTCCAGTCAATACTTTCCGGCGATATGTCTAAATCGGCAGGCATAACAGGTCAAGCAGACCTGCTGAGCGGAACATTGTTTGGAATGTTTAAGAAATATAAGACTTTATTAACTGGTTTATTTGGAGACATTGGACAGCCGCTACTTGGTCCAGCCAAAGACGCTTTAGAAAAAATCTTTAACATAATAAAAAATGGACTATTAAGAGTCAGTCCAGCCATTACGGCTTTTGGAAAAATTATGTTGCCGACGATTGTGAAGTCAATTGAAAAACTAACTGAATTTACAGTAAAACTTTTTAATAAATACCTTCCTCAGTCAGAAGGAATGCTTGGACAAATACGGCAGTTTTGGCTTGACTTTAAGCAACTCTTTAAAAGCATAAATGAGTCATGGAATAAATTGAGAGCTGGCGGTTCGATTGTTATCGACATGTTTGCCAAACCGCTCAAGGAACTATTTAAAGGCATTGGTGAAAACGTTGAAGCTTTTTCTAAATTAGCAGTAGACAACAAAGATAACTTTCTTAAATTTGGAGACAGCATGGGAGGCGTCGTTGACGCCTTAATGGATTTTTCAAAGAAATTTAAAGAAGCATTTACAGCCGCACTACCAACCATTAATACTATTTTGACCATTGTTGAAAAAGTGATTAAAGGCATAACCATGCTTATGGGGTTTGTTGCGGGAATACCGGGTATTGGTGGAGAGCTCATAACGGGCATTGCTGGGTACGGAATAATAAAGGGTCGCAGAAGCGCACAACGGGCCGCGTATCGTAATGGAAGAACTCCTAAAGGAAGAATGGCTCATATGGGCGACGCTGCAACGTCTCTCTTAGGTATGCCCATGTACGCCGGCCGAGGATGGGAATCAATGGTCGACAAGGATGGAAACCCTCTCACCTCCAACCCTGCAAATAATAGAGGCGGGCAAATGATAGGCCCGTTCGGCAGGACGCTTCCAAGCACGGGGAGACTTGGGTCGAAGATTTTTAAAAACGGCAGATTTGGCGGATTGAGAGGAAAAGTAGATTCTCTTGGTGGTCAATTTAATACATGGGGTTCGTCCAAAGCAGCGATGGACCAATGGGATTTTTACAACGATAAAAGAGTGGAAACACTCGTAAAAGGTCAAGGCGCAGCGGCCCCATTCCCTGGCTCAACATATGACCCCGTATCGATGACATATCACGGTGACAGAATTACTGATAACCCGGACAAGTTGACTGGTAAAAAAGCAAAATGGGGCAGAGCTAAGGCTGGTTTCAGGGGTGGCTTCGGCATGGGGGGAATGGTTGCAGGAGCAGGAATTGCCGCTCTCGCCAACTCTCAATACGCTCCGTCAATGCTTTCAGAAAATGCTGGAGCCATAAATATGGGTGCTGGCCTGATGGCCATTAACCCAGCGCTCGGCCTTGGAGCCATGGGTGCCGGAACCCTTGTAAACCTAATGAAGGGCACTGGCGCAAGAACTGCCGGCGGCGGTGCTCTAACCGGTGCCGCGTCTGGAGCTGCAGTTGGTGCCGCTCTTGGTTCTGTTGTTCCATTCTTCGGAACTGCTGCTGGAGCAATTGGTGGAGCAGTAATCGGTGGAGTTATTGGATTCTTCGGTGGTAAAAAAGCAGAAAAAATGGTTGCTAAAGAAGCAGCCAAAGCATTTGCTTACGACAAGCTTGGAGATGCAGTATCCAAATTTATAACCGGAGATACTAAAGGTGCTCAGGGTGTTGTAGGAAAATTGTCTAAAGACGCCAAAAAATACAACTCAATGACTATTGAGCAGCAAGGTGCTTTCATAACAGATTTAGAAAGCAAAGGAATACTCGGCAAGACTCAGGCGCAGCGAGCACGTCAGCATAAAGGAACATTTGGAGAAGAATTAACCAAAAATGCAGCAAACATGAAGCTCGCAACAGAAGACCTATCTAGTTCGTTTGAGAATTTAATGAATGGACTGCAAGGTTCTACCGGCATGTCAAGAGATGCAATCATGGAGCTAGCTAAGTCCATGGGGGTTAACCTCTACGAGCCAACACTGCAGTTAACCGACGCTCTTGGTGCTTTGGGCAAACAGATGGACTTGACACTAAAAGGTCTTGCACAATCTGGAACAGATGCAATATTGAAATCATATTCGTTTATTGACGAATTGAGAGAAAAAGAAAAAATTCGTTACGCTGCTGACGCGGCTGCTAAAGGGATTGAGCAAGGCGGTGGTGGGTCGCGCGACCAGTACTTAGATTTAATGCAAAAAACCTCAGAATTTCTTGCAAACACCAACCCTGATGATGCATTAAATCAGCTTTATGGTTTTCAGAATATATTCGGTGCTGATGGAAGTGCTTTTGGAAAAAATGGTGCTCTTAGTACTGTTGGAAGAGCTGACTTCGTAAACAATGCTGGAGGAGAATACGAAAAAGTAGTAGCTAACCAGGTCGCAAACCTAGCAACCGTGCGTTCTCAAGGAATCATGCAACTAGTCAACCAGGGTGGTTTTGAATTCACAGATGGCGCTGCCGGTTTTGAGGGAATAAAGTCTCGACTAACTTCCATGTATAGCTCTACAGACCCTGAAGAGCGTAAAAAAGCCCGAGAACTAGAAAACTTCTTAATTAGTGGCTCTGGTCTTGGTGCTAACAAAGACGATATAGCGAAAAAATTGGCAAGTTTTGGATTTGATATAACTGCAGGCGGAGGCCTACAAACCAGCACTGCCGGAACTCTGTCAGACCAACTTGAAGGTGCCGCATTAAAAATGAGGACCGACATAGTCGCTGCTATTGGCTCCGGATTTAGCACCAAACCAGACTGGTGGACAGGCAGGCCAGATTGGTGGGCTGCTAATCCACCAGACCCTGACACTTCTTCCCCACGTGCTTCTACTGTTGGGGACACTGTCTCATCTCGCTTGGGTCGTACAATGTCTCGTCATAATAGTTTTAACTCAATGCTTACTGGAAAACGAACCGTCACTTCGGCATGGAGAAATCATTCCCTAGGCTCTCCAAGCTCTGACCACGTCACGGGAAATGCGTATGACCTAACGGGACAAAATCTTGGCCAGTACTCAACCCTAATTAAAAACGCTGGAGGATTTGCGGAATTCCACGGAGCTGCAGGCTCTAGACACCTACACGTTGTTCCACCGGCAGCCCCATCAGGAGATACGGGAACATCCAGGATAGGTATGGCGGCACCAGCGGCATTGCCTCAACAAACTGGTGGGGCTGTAACTATTAATGTTTATGCTTCAGAAGGTCAAGACGAACAAGCAATTGCACGAATGGTTATGGATGAAATAAACAAGTCGCAAAGAAACTATAGGGAGAGAAGATAATGGCAACTCCACCAGCATCAGTTACTAGCGTAATTAGGTCAACCAGTACCGTAAAGCTGAACGTCATAGTAGGAAGACGAGCTCCAACCCAAGACAACCCCTCAATATATGACATTAGGGAAAAAACCATTACTGTCGGGCAAAGGTCGGCTACGCGCAGGATGGCTCAAAAAAACAATACGGCTGTATTTTTTGAGTTTACGTATCCGCCAACGCAGGTTTCCTACGAAGGCATAGGTATGGATATTCAAGAAATACCGCGCCCACTACTTAGACCATTAATTGACATTAAAGGAAATTATAACTATAAGGCAAGTTTTGAATTTCTTGTAGCTGCAAGCGGCGATGGGCTAACCACAAGCGTTGAAAGTCAATTAAGAACGCTTGAATGGATGGCTAACACTGCCGAGCCAGTCGCATTTACTAACTTTGATACGTTCTTAAATACAGGCCACTGGTACATAGCTCAGTTCTCAATTAAAACCAGCAGAGTAAATGCAAATGGTCAAATAGTTGCAGCTCAATGCACTATTGGATTGCTTGAGTATCAAGAAACAAAATCCGTATTTTCAAAGTTTCCTAAAATTAAATACACAAACTCCAATCGCAAAAAAACAACAACAACCACAGGTGGGGGCTCCGGCGAAGTTGACCCCATTACAAGCAAGCCTGTAGGAGATACTGGCGGAGAGCAGGTTGCGCCCGTCACAACAGGTGCATCAACCGTCAAGACCACGCCTTTGCCTCCAAAAGCATGGAGATACGAATACAGGTATAAAGGCGGAGGAAGTGAAACCCCTCCAGGATTCACGCCACCATTGACTTCATCTGGTAAGCAGCTATGGACAAAAGAAGGAAATGCGTGGGTTTTGTATGGCGTGGGCAGCGCCTTCCCATATCCAACATATCAACTGACAAACAATAAGAATATTAAGATGGACAAGGACGCAGTGGTCCCCAAAAACTTAAAAGGGCAAGCAAAAACGGCGTATAAAATATCTACAGAGCTGCAGAAAGCTAACCCTGGAGGATAATGTCTACCATACTGAGCCCGGAAGATTTTTTTCTATCTTTAGAATTAGATTTTTCCAAAGGGGATTCAAGCATTTACGACACTGACAGGTTAAGAAATAATGCTGCATTTCAAAAATATGGTCTCGGCTCTATTATTCAGTTGTTCAATAAGCCTAGCGCATTTAAGAAACCAAACGTACCTACGGTTGAAGGAACTATTTTTTTAGAAACCACAATAGTTTCTTATATGGTTAATAAAACCCTCGTTTCTGTTTCTGTGTACCTAATAAAAGATAAAAATTTATGGGTTCTTATTCCTGGTTCGTCATCCAAAAGCGGCAAGCCTATCTCTAAATCAGAAGCTTTAAAAAAATACAAAAGTGACGGTAAGCATTTTGGCAAATTTGCGATAGAAAGAAATGCGCAAGCCTACAAAAAAGCGCTCGAATCATATTTTGCTACAAACCTGCAAAAAAAATCACTTTCTGAAGTTTCTCAATTCGGCCCCTATGTTACGTCTCTTAACTTGAGTTACTCAATAGACGGAGCTAACCAAATTCAATTTACAGTCATAGATAGAGACTATTTAATGATGGAAAATAATCTTTTTGCGGCTCGCAGAAAACTTCTGTACAGAGGATGCATGTATGAAATAGGGGTTGTTGAAGTCGGTCAAGGACCTGCAAGCTCGCCACAAGTAACGGTTACAGCATGGGATGCTGCTGTTCAAGCAATGAAAAGAAACAAAAAACCTGACTCAATATCCGGAAGTTCTGCTTATGAATATGCGGTTAATGTCGCTAGGGAATTTGGCATTGAACTGGTCGCTGAAAAATCGAACAAAACACAAACTATCAATAAAGGAAACGGAGCCAACTCTGACGAAAGCGTATGGTCGGTTCTGCAGAGCGCAGCTAATCAAGACGAGTTTGTACTTTATGTAATGGATGGGGTGATGGTGTATGGGTCGCAAAAATGGCTCATGTGGAAATATGGAATAGATTCAAAATTAATCGTCAGCACGCAGCTTAAGACGGCTAAAGGAATTGTTGTTAAAGGTAATATTGATTTAAACAGCAGGCCCATTGTTAAAAACACCAATGGTTCAATTAGCACTATTCGCTCAATAAGCATTGGCGAAGGAAAGTTAACGGTTTTAATTCCTACCGTAATTAAAAAACAGGACGGCAAAGGAATTATTGTAAGCGACAAAGACGCTATTAGCTACTATAAAAAAACTGGTCAACATCTAGGAAAATTTTCTAACCCCAAAGACGCCACAGTTTATGCCGTCGCCTTATCTGCTCAGCAGGAGAAATTGTACTCATCCAAGAAAGAGCCGTCAGTAAAAAAATACTGTCGTCTTTACTATAATCCTGGCGGAACCATACCTGCCGATGCTCAAAAATTTACAGTGCTGGAATATCCAACCATAAGACAATCAGAGAATGACCCGCTTGAGGGTGATGGCAGAATTGTTGTAGCTAAACCGAACGGTTGCCTCATTAGGCCGGGTCAGACTGTTATTATTGGACCTAAGCCAACACTGTTTCAGGGTGGATACATAGTAACTGAAGTTTCATTTTCAGAGGGAACAAATGACCCTGTAGAAATTTCTTTTAGAACTCCCGAAAAACCAGTCAATCAAAAAGACGTTCCGTAGGTACTCATGTCTATTGCAAATATTGCTATCAATAATTCAACATATACGAATTCTGCCAAAGGTTCGTCGCGCCTATCAAACCCTGCCGCGACCTATGTTGGAATCATAACTAGAATTGTAGGTTCCCAGGTTATTTTACAAATACCAAAACTTAACTCAGTAATAGAATTTGGCCCATGTGATGTTTATTGTGAGTTTCCACAAGTCGGGGAAAATGTTTTATGTAGCTATATTGATGGCAGGTATGACCATATTGTAGTTATTGCAAAAAAGAACGTACTGAACGTAGATATTGAAAACATACTGGAAGCAAGGGTTTTTGACTAATGGACACACTTGCTTTTCCTGTACGGTTTACGGACAACCACATAGCTTCCTTAGATGAGGGGACTGATGCCTATTACAATCAATTGATTGCCTTGGCGTTACAAATTGCTCCCGGAGAACTTGCTCTACAGCTTGATTTTGGAACTAGGAATATGACCTTTAGCGACCCGTCCGAAGCTGCAATAAGGCAAACTATTGCATTTTACTTTCCAGAAATAACAGTTACAGATTTGGCCATTTCCAAAAATGAAAACACCTCATCTTATTCAGTAAACCTTTCTTACGTATACTAGGGACCATGGCATCACCAGACTTTTCAGAATATATTGACCTAACGGTAAACGACCTTCAGCCGGAAGAGCTCTATGCCGCTGCCTTAGATTACACAAGAACTGCCCTCCCTGAATTTGAACCCCGCGCTGGTTCTGTTGAAGATGCTCTTCTTCAGTCGTTTTCTCTTATCAACTCTTTATATATAGCTGCGGCAAATAGAATACCCAATGGCACAATTGAGGGCGTTTTGCGACTTTTGGGCCTAGAACGGAGAGAGGATGGAGTATCAACCATAAATGCTTCATTCACCATCTTGACACCTGGTGGGACTGTTTTGGAAGGAACCAGCGTTTCTTACGATACGGACAATGATGGAGAACCTGTTCAGTATCCATTTTTTGTTTTACAAACAGCCAGCGCGGCAGTCGGTTCAAATACCGTAAACGTAACTCTTGAATCGTTGGCTCTTGGACCGCTTCCGTCCATACCTATAGGAACCTCGCTTACCATAACTCAGCCGTCTTCTGAGTTATTCACGTGTGTTACTACTTCGGTTCCGTCGTCAGCAGCAACAGCAGAGTCGGATATCGAGTATTTGACACGCGGCGTTACCTATTTGAACTCATTAAGTAACTCTCTCTGCACTGCAGCACAGATTGAGGCGTATATCTTGTCAACATACGCAGGGGTAACGAGATGTAAGGTTTACGACCTTGCCTACGGTTCTTCCACTTCTCCAGTTTCAACAACCACAACATCAGCAACAACTTTTGGCGGTTTTCTTGATGTTGTTATCGATTGCTCAACTGAAGATAACCAGCTGTTTTCTTTCAATGACGGCTTAGGTTTAGATATTGACGGCGAAACAGTATGGGTAACCACGCAACAAATGTATGGCAGCGCTGAGGTTACAAAAGAAGTATTTCCATCTGGAGCAATGGGTTTTGGTGCCGAAATAACAAACTTCGACTCTATTGCAAAGACAGTATCCATTTCCGGCATTGGGGTCACTTCCCCAGCAGCTTCTGCAAACCTTGGCGAGACAATGGTTCAATTGGTTGGAGGCCTAACCTACGCGCTTCTGGACGGAACAGCGCCAGCTCTTAGAACTCCAGATGCTCGCGGCATGTATGTAATTTTTACATGGGGAGTGGAGGGTCAACCTATTACTTTCGAAACAAAACAGGCAATTTACGACGATATTTCTACTAGAACACCTGTTGGTATTGATGCTTTTATTCACACAGTGATGCCGGTCGAGGTTTATGTTGAAGTAGAAATAGAGGTGCTTCCAGGATATGTAGCATCTAGTGTTTTGGCTGACGTTACGGATTATTTAAATTCATCTTTCAGTCCTGAATATTACGGTAACTGGAGTGAATATCTTTATAGAGACGAGTTTGTTGTAAAAACATCAGAAGTAACCGGCGTTAAGCGGGTTGTTTCGGTGACTATTAATCTTCCATCCTATGGTGCTGGAACCGTCACTGCAGTGACTGGAAGCACCTACTTCAATAACTCGCTGATGGCCGTGACCGACCCAGGAAACCCAGTAAATCCTCAGTATTTGCAGTTCCTGTTTGCAGGAAGCATGCCGAGCGTCACGGCAAACGTGAGCATATATGGTTCGTGATTTATTATCAGATAAACTTAAGTCGCTCGCTGCTCTAAACGGGGTTCTCACTAGTTGGGATACGCCGGACACTCACCCAATTGACTTGGGGGAGTCAGACTTGTCGCTTTATTACCCTGGCAAAAAAACCGTTCAACTTCACCCAGACTATACATATTCTAGTGCTTATCGTCCGCGGGTGTGGCTAGGCACCAACTCTGTTTCGTATGACCAAGCATTTGATGGACGCCAGACCGCTTTTACTGCTTTTGCGCAAATAAATGATGCAGCGACTGTAAATATAGTTGTTTATGAGACTAGTTCTGATGTTTTTCACGACGACGATAGTGAACTGGGTTCGTGGTTTATGCAGTGGACAAACAATTTTCCACACGAGGGGGCTTTAGGTAGCTGGCCTTACACTTCGGGAGAAAAAGACTTAGCCACATTTTTTAATAACAGAGTAGAAAATAATGGCCTTGTCGGCACGCTTACGTCAATAAACATCAAAAAGTCCCCGTACGACGTTGATGGTATGGGGTTTTTGACAAGCAACAAATGGACAGTACTGAGAACTGACTGGCATACACTTCCTGCAGTTACGTTATCTAGAAATCTTGGAATCTTTATAGAGGTTGTTTACGACACCTCGGGTATTTCACCAGCGGCGGCAAAAACGTATTTAACATATCCTTCACTAACAACTAGGTACGGTTTCGCCAGGAACAATATTGGACACAACGCCTTGTACTGGACCCTGCCAGACGTAATTGTTTCAAACGACTCTATAGACAACCGTCTTGATAGGCCGCTAGGTAGGCTGGTTGACGTCTTAACGCATCACTCAGAACTAGCCGACGAATTTGTCAACAACTGGGCATACATGGACGTAATGAGTGGGGCCTCTGAAGATGACGACTCATCAAAAAGTAAACTAGTAAATGTCGAAGTTGCACCTTTGTCTAGTCTTTTGTGGTTAAGTCAGTTTGTGGGAATTCAGCGCGACGCAGTTAAGCCGACGTCCACGGCGTGGTCGGGAGTTCCTGGAACGTGGGGACAAATTATTGATTTGGTGGATACTGACGCCCCACCTAATGGTGTGTCGTGGAGCGAAATAGAGACATACTCTCCCAGTTTTTCAAAATTAATTGAATATCTTAGATATGCAATATCTACTGGTTATATAGGTTTTAGGGCTGGCACTGAAGAAGCAATTACAGAAACAGTTAAATTTTTCTTAGATAACAATAAATATGTTCTAATCGACAAAAATCCGTCAGGTACTAACCGGTTCTCGGTGACATTGTATACTTATATTGGCGATACTCCTGATGCTACAAATGTTGGTGGAACAAGCGAGCTAGTCAGAGCCGCCATACAAATATCAAAACCAATCGGTATTGAAGTAAACCATGTAATTCTAGCGGATGTATAAAAAATGGCTGTAAGCACAACACCAAGATTTCTATTGACGCGCTGGAGCTCGGATGACGATGAGCTCACCCGTACGCACTTTGACGACACACATGCTGCCATTGACGCTAGCGCTGCAAAATTCCTTGTTGGAGCCGGCGCTCCGCCAGAGGGTTCGGCCTTATATGTTGGGGCGTTTTTTTACAATACTTCCACGTCTGTTCTTTATTTCTATACAGGCTCAGTAACGTCGGTTGGTGCTTTTACGGCCGGTAGCTGGGTAAAAATTAACGAGATGGCCACAGCAGTCACGTCCGTTACTGCTGGTGGGTCTTCGGTTGTAGGGACGTCACTGCTGGCTGCTAGACAAGACCACGCACACTCGCTAAGCGTTGGAGTAACAGCCCCTCAGGCTATTGGAACAACCGCGGCAATCGGTTCATCCGGAAACGTTTCTGATGCTGGACACGTACACGTCATAGCCAATGGAGCCATAAATGCCACTGCATTGCTGGCCAACTCTATTGTTTCAACAGACAAAATAATCGATGATGCGGTCACTTCAGCCAAGCTAGCAGACAGCGTTTCTACAGACGCAAGTCGTGCAGTTACGACAAACCACATTAGAGACAATGCGATTTTGACTGGAAAAATTAACGACGGCGCTGTAACTGTAGACAAGATTGCTAACACTTCAATAATTAAGTCAAAGGTAAATACCACAGTAGCTGGTGGTCCTGGTGTTTATCATAACGGCACCGGTTCTGGTGGTGGAGCAATTACATACGGAACAGCAGCGCCTAGCGGTACAGCCAACGAGGGTGACATATACCTCCAATATTTGGCGTAGGTTAAATAATGGCTTACCCCGAACAGCCCTCCTACGTAAGGATTGGCTCATCCTGGAAAACAGTTGAGCAAGCGTTTGTCTATAAAAGCGGCGCATGGAAAAGAATAAACCAGGCATACATTCGTCAGGCCGGCGCATGGAAAAGAGTTTATGCGTACGACGCCATTGCTCCTACGATTGTAAGGTTTGAACTTTCTGGAACTGTAAGCGGCGGAACATATGGAGCTACTAAAACAACAGCTTCTTACATTTTGGAGTTTAGTGAAACTATTGCTTCGTGGAATAATTCAATGGTTACGTTTTCTTCAAACCCTGGCACGGCGTGGTCTATAAGTTCCATAACGACACCTGATAACAAAACTTATGCAATAAACATAAGCATGGGTGGAACTCAGACTTCTGGCGACGTCAGACTGTCTGTTCTTCCTACTGGAGTAACGGACGAATCAGGCATTAACCCGTGGACCGGAAGCGCCACCGTGTCTCAGACTTTTTCGATAGACGTAACTAAACCAACTGTTGCCGAGTTTGCCTCTGTGTCTGCCGCTACCGCGTTTACAGTTGTGTTTACGCTTAGATTTTCTGAAGTTGTAACTGGGCTACTGTCTTCAGAATTCACCATTGGCGGAACATCAACAGGGTGGGTATTGAGCTCGTTTACCGGCTCCGGAACGTCCTATTCAATTACTCTTACCGAGTCTTCGGCTAACAGCACAACAAGTGGAACGCTTACGTTGTCTATACCAACAGACTGTGTATCTGACGCAATTGGAAACTTGGGGCCAGCAAGCACCGCAACATCTACAACATTTAACGTAGCCAGAACCCCCGTTACTCCATCCATATCGGCCATTAGTTCTTCCGACCTAACGCTGCATAACAGAAGAATCAACTATACGGCGAGTGTTCCTGCTGGTTTTACGACAATCAGTCATGTGATTGCATACCTATACGACGCAAACGATAACTACACGGGCACCTCTCAAACAATTGATGTAACCGACTCATCAGCCGCGTTTACGGCAGATGGAAGTTTTAATGTTGGCAGAAATCCAGGAACAAAATATTTTGTTAGGACGCAGACTTTAAATACTCTTTCTCTCTCTAGCCCATTGTCTACTCGTTCTGAAGTAACTACCGGCGCAGACAGGACTCCCCCAACACTTGCTGCTCCTTCCGTTACTGCCAATGTCCCATCTGACCCAGGATGGCCTGGAGCCGCTGTAGTGCGTTCTCTTAGTTATTCTTTCGCTACTCCGTCTACCTACCTAACTTCAGAAGTGGCAAAAGTAACCGTCTACTGTATTCGCTCTTCGGATGGAGTATCGATGGGTTCAGTAGAACATCTCAAGGGTGCAGCTTGGGGAGCCGGAGCACTGACCGGAACGTTTGGAAGCCTTGCTGGGGGTACTAATTATTATATTTACGCAACCTCCACAGACGAATATGGCGGAACAAATAGTACTGCAAATAGTGGAAGCACAACACTGGCAACTCTTAGTACTTATGGCGGGGTTGATTCATACCTGTTCTACGACTGGGGCGCTGAAGCAAACTACACCGCAGAAACTGGAACATTTGAAGTTACCGGCAATAGCTTTACGCAGACAAGTATCTACTCGCTTCCAGGAACGAGCGACAATAGCGGCACTCAGTATAAAATCACTTCTGTACGTGTCGAAGCATGGGTTGTAATTAGCGGTATATACATAGCTTCATCGTCAAGAAGTTTTCATGTTGATTTTTCGGGCACCGATACATCCGCATCTACTTCTGGTGGAACGGTTGCAGGCAACCAATCCCCATGGAGTACGAGTTCAGGCACCGCAACTCAGGATAAAACCATGGCATGGACTCTTGCTTATGGAAATCCAGGAGCTGGTCGTATCAGGGTTCGTGGGGCGGGGTCTATTGGTACCGTCCAGGTAACCCCTACTGACCAAAGAATTCGCGTCAAGGTATACATAACTGGAAAACAAAAAACCTGGACTCTCTACTCTGCAACTAGAAACTATACATACTAACTATGGAACAAATCCTGTCTCCTATAGCAGCAGCTATTGCTGCCTTTCTTTCTACGTACGCAATAATGCGTGGGCAGCGTAGTGAAGAAAAGCGCACGAATGTAACTAACAACACCGAGCAGATTCAAACCATATTTGATGGCTATAGTCGAATAGTGGCCGACCTTCATGCCGAAGTACAGCGCCTGCATACTCTTGTCGATGAATTACATCGAGAAACAGAGATATGTGAAGAGCGCAATGTTGTGCTAGAAAAAGAGATAACAGAAGTCATGGGACGGCTCTGCATACTTGAGGAGCACAATAATGGCAAATAGCGAAGACATGAACGAAATATTTCGCGAATTAGTTCACAAGTCGCTTCCCGATAAATTAATTGTCAACTTTGTAATTGTTGCCGAAGTGGCCGATGACGTAGGTTCACAGCTAAGTCTTTTTGTAAGCGACACAATGTCCCCCTGGCTAGCTCACGGCATGCTCGAGTACGCAATTGACATGATTACATCAGAAAAAGATGATGAAGACGAAGAAGATGACGAATAAGTCTGAGAAACCAGCTATTGGTCTACAATTTAGGGACGGAGGTGAGTAAATGCTTGCTGGAAATTACAACATAGTATGCGAGCAAGGGACTTCGTTCTCACGTAAGTTCGAGCTTCAATACCCCGACCCAGTGGACCCAACCATCTACCTGACGTGGGACCTGTCTGGCTATTCCGCCCGCATGCAGGTAAGAAGAACCATAGAATCCTCCACAGCTATGATTACTTTAACTACCGAGAATGGCGGAATAGTAATTGATGATGAATTTGGCTCAGTTATGGTCGTAATGACAGCAACTCAAACATCATCCATTACAAATAGTGGTGTTTACGATATTGAATTAATAGATGGTTCTGGGGATATATCCAGAATGGTTCAGGGCGAGTTCATATTGTCCTACGAGGTGACTAGATGAGCAATGTCCCCAATAATGTAAATATCTACCAAGACACCCCAAATCAAGTACTTGTCAACCAGGACGCACCCAATCAGGTCATAATCCGGTCTAGTGGGTCTGCTGGAAATACTCGAAGATTTGTCTTCAATCAAGAGGTTGCCCTGGCCACCTGGGTTATAACCCACTCCTTGGGAGGTAAGCCTTCTGTAACCATTGTGGACTCTGCAGATACCCATGTATTTGGTGAGGTACAATACAATAGTAATACTCAGATAACAGTCCTGTTTTCTGCAGCGTTTTCTGGAAAAGCATATCTCACGTAAGGTAGAGTAAAAATGGCACAAAAATTTCTCACAAATATTGACCTAAATCAGAACCAACTTGTCAATGCCACCTTGCAGCAAGTTCCTTCAGACCCTGTATCTGGCAACTTTGAGGGTCGCCTTGTATATCATACTGGCGAAGACGTCATCAAGGTTTGGTCTGGGAGTGCGTGGAGAACGCTTATCTCGTCAACCGCTCAAACCGGTGCAGGCACTACTGGTGTAATTTCTGGTGGCACTTATGCGACCGCTCTTACAATCACTGAGTCAAATGGTCAAATAACGGTCACACCAGAACTTGCAACATCTTCAATTGCTGGTCTTTTAACAGCAGCAGATTTTACTAAACTTGCGGATGCTACTGCCGATGCGACTAATGGCAAATTAGTAATTCGTGACGGAAGCGGAAATGCCAAGGTTGCCACCCCGACACAGGCCACCCACATTGCCACAAAAGGCTATGTAGACGCTGCTCGTCAAGGCCTTGATGTAAAGCAATCCGTAAGAGTTGCTACTACGGCACCAATCAACATTGCTGCCGACCTTGAGGCTGGGGACTTAATTGACGGAGTAACCCTTGTTGCCGGCGACCGCGTTTTGGTAAAAGACCAAAGTACAGCATCGGAAAACGGTATTTATGTTGCTGTCGCTTCTGGTGCTGGAGCTGCTTCTCGTTCGTCTGACGCAAACGGAACTGCTGATACTGGGGAACTAAAGGCTGGAACGTTCACTTTTGTTGAAGAGGGTTCTACCCATTCTGACAAGGGTTTTGTTGTTTCGACAAACGGAGCAATCACAATTGATTCTACGGCAATTGTGTGGACACAGTTCTCTGGTGCTGGTTCATTCACTGCCGGTGATGGACTTAGTCAATCCGGAAACACAATCAACGTTAACGTTACCGCTAACAGAACAGCAATTACTGCAGATGCGATTGACATTGCTTCAACTTATGTCGGCCAGTCTTCAATCACGACTCTTGGGACAATTGGAACCGGTACCTGGGCAGCTACGGATGTTGCCGTCGAGCATGGTGGTACTAATTCGTCTACAGAATCAGGTGCTCGTACCAGCCTTGCTTCTTCTGCTGCTGAGGCGTCGGGAAGAACAACAAGCACACCATCACTTGCCCGTGTTGCCACCAAGGCCTGTGTGGCTTCCGCTGCTGGGGTTTCAACAACGTCAGTAGTTCACAACTTCAACACCCTTGACGTCATAGTTCAAATTGTAGAAGTCGCCACCGGAGCAACAGTTTTTGGAGACACCGTCCGCTCTGATGCCAACACGCTTAGCGTTACCCTCTATGGCACCATCGGCATCGGGGACTATAGAATCATCGTTACAGGATAGGTAAATATGAAAATTACAGCAGAACAAAAAGCAATGGCAGCATCGTACGCAAGAAGCGTCTTTGGTGCAGCAGTCGCAACATACGCGGCAACAAGCGACATCAAGTTGGCAGCTAATGCTCTCTGGGCAGCAGCGCTTCCTGTTATCATTCGTTACCTGAATCCAAAAGACACAGCTTTCGGTAAGAAAGCTTAATGCTTAGCCCTGAGGGGCATTAACAAGAGAAACGACCGAGGTCATGGCTCAAAAATTTATAACCCCTATCGCCATTAAGCAGTTGTCGTCTGCTGGTTCTGATGGGTTGACAATTTTTGTAGACGGTGAAACTTTTGCAAGACTGCAAATTCAGGGTGGCGGTCGCCTTGTCTGGGGTGACGGAACTGGTGGCGGAGATGTAAACCTCTACCGTGACGAAGCAAACGTCCTCAAAACAGACGACACACTAAAAGTTCCTACTCTCTTCATTGACGGCATAGAAGTAGACACAACTGGCGCTACTGGCGACCAAGTCCTTAAATTCAATGGAACCAAGTTTGTACCAGGAACCGCCTCAACTGTTGCTTCTCTTGATGACCTTACAGACGTAACAATAACCAGCATTGCCACTAACCAGGTTCTTCAATGGAACGGCACCGCATGGGTTAACTCAAACGCCGCAGGTGGAGCAACAATCTCAGACACCGCTCCAAGCACTCCTACTGCTGGTCAGATTTGGTTTGAGTCGAGCACTGGTAAGACTTTTATTTACTACGATTCATCGTGGGTCGAAGTCGGAACACAACCACTTGGGCCAAGCGGCCCTACGGGTCCTGCAGGGGCCACAGGAGCAACAGGCATAGAAGGGCCAACGGGTCCAACTGGCTTAACGGGAGCGACTGGAGCCACAGGCATAGGTGCGACTGGCCCAATCGGAGCAACTGGCCCAATAGGTCCAGAAGGAGCTACTGGTGTAACTGGAGACACCGGAGCAACGGGTCCCACTGGTGTAATCGGGAATACTGGGGCAACAGGGCCGACAGGACCAATTGGACCAACAGGACCTACCGGAGTAACGGGAGACACTGGGCCAACTGGATTAATAGGACAAGATGGTGCAACTGGTGCAACTGGTGCTACAGGGGCAACTGGAGCAACGGGTCCAGGATTTACATTCCGTGGGGCGTATGACAATGGAGCACAGTACTACATAAACCATGTAGTTACATATGGCGGGTCTTCTTGGGTTTGCATTCAGACCATTGATGGTGTTGCTCCTGCAGAAAATACTTGGTGGACCGTATTTTCTCAAAAAGGTGCAACTGGTGCAACTGGTGCTACAGGGGCAACTGGTCCGTCTGGTTCTAACGGCTACGTCGGTTCAGATGGTGCCACAGGTGCCACTGGTCCGACTGGACCTACTGGCGCAACAGGTCCTGCTGGAGCCACTGGTGTGGCGTATGTGACAGTATCCGACACAGCTCCATCAACACCAACGCAAGGTGACCTTTGGTTTGAGTCTGATACCGGAAAAACTTTTGTTTATTACGATTTAGGATGGGTAGAAGTTGGTCCTCAACCAATCTCTGTCGACGGTCCAACTGGTCCAACCGGTTTGACTGGAGCTACAGGACCAACCGGTCCGACTGGTGCTACGGGCCCTGTAGGAAACTTAAACTCACACGAATCTGCACACGCCGCAACTGCAGCAACGCTACCAAACAGCCCTGCGTATACGGCTGGCTCTGCTGACGACAATAATGGAACCGGCTTCGGTGCATATCTTCAAGCAACAACTTTTGGCGCATTGACTATTGACTCTCATGCGGTAGGTGTTGGCGACCGTGTTCTTGTTAAGAACCAACTCAATCAAATCCATAATGGTATCTATGTTGTCACGACGGTTGGTAACGGTTCAACTTACTGGCGTTTAACTAGAGCGTTGGACTTTGACAACGAAGGCGTTGACATTGAAGTTCATAACGGTGACTACTTATTCGTTTCGCAAGGAACCACAAATGGTGGCACTTCGTGGATGATGAACTCATACGGCACAAACCCAGACGAGTCAATCATTATCGGCACAGATGGAATGAATTGGGTCAATGTTGGTGGTGCTGGTCCAGTCGGTGCAACAGGAGCAACAGGCGCAGGTGGAGCACTTGGTTATTACGGTGCGTTCTCTGACTACAGCAACCAATACTCAGGCGGCGCAGTTACTGCAGGCGCTGCTACCACCAACACTGCTGCTCCGATACAGATTGGTCAGATTGACGAGAACAATGGAGTAACCATTCAAAATGGTTCACAGATTTTGTTTACCTACGCTGGCACATACAATATCCAATGGTCAGGACAGTTTACTAATTCTGATTCTGGCGAGCATGATGCAAGCATCTGGATGCGCAAAAACGGAACTGACATTGTTGGTTCCCGTGGAGATGTTTTAGTACCACCTAAACACGGCTCAATCAATGGACATGTCCTCCCGTCGTGGAACTTTGTAATGACCGTCGCTGCTGGCGACTATTACGAGTTCGTTTGGTCAACAGACACGGTCAGTGTTTGGATTGAAACAAACGCTGTAGGCACAACACCTACACGCCCTTCAACTGCTTCTATTGTTGTTACGGCAACTCAGGTTATGTATACCCAAGTTGGTCCTACTGGTTTAACTGGTGCCACAGGTCCAACTGGCGCTACTGGTGTTGTTGGGGCTAGCGGTGCAACTGGCATAACCGGAGATACTGGACCGACTGGTCTAACCGGCGCTACTGGGCCCACTGGCATAACTGGTCCTACCGGTTTGACTGGGGCAACAGGCCCGACAGGACTTACGGGCGCAACAGGGCCAACTGGATTAACCGGAGCAACAGGACCAACCGGAGTTGCAGCAACAGTTTCTGTTGGCACAACAACCGATGGGGCAACAGGTTCTGTCACCAATAGTGGAACTACTGCCGCAGCCGTACTTGACTTCGTGCTTCCAACTGGAGCCACCGGAGCAACGGGTCCAACCGGAATCACTGGTGGGGCTGGAGCTACAGGCGCGACCGGCCCAACAGGAATCGGTGCGACAGGGCCAACTGGCCCAACAGGGCTTACCGGCCCAACTGGTCCGACAGGACTTACAGGAGCAACAGGAGCTGGTGCACCACTAACAAGTTCTGCAACCGCCCCAGTGTCGCCGTCTGCTGGTCAAGTCTGGTTTGACACAACTACTGGTTCTTCGTACATCTACTACAACTCAGCATGGGTTGAACTAGGTGGCGGTTCAATGTCGCCACTACCAGTTACTTCATCTACTCGTCCATCTGCACCGTGGGAAGGTCAGACGATTTATGAAACTGACACAAACATTAATCAGCAGTATGACGGCGCTAACTGGGGTCCAACATATCCAGGTTCTGGTTTCCGCAACTTAATCATTAACGGCGGTATGCAGGTTGACCAACGGGCAACTACCGTGTTGAACTATGTTTCTGGTTATGCGGTTGACCGTTGGTTCCACGAGAACCAAACTGCAAACGGAGTAACGGTAGCAAGCAATACCGATGTTCCTACTGGGCAGGGTTTTACTGCTTCACTTAGAGCAACCTGTACTAATGGTGGTTCTACTAGTTTTTCGCCTATTTATTTTACGCAAAAAATTGAGGGTCTTAATAGCGCACAATTAGCGTTCGGTACGGCTAGTGCTAAAACAGTTACTTTGTCATTCTGGGTTCGTTCAAGTGTGATTGGTCTACATTCTATTCTTCTCAGAAATAGTGCTGGAAATCGTCTTTATGTTGCTTCATATTCTATTGCAGTTGCTAATACTTGGGAAAAGAAAACAATCACCATTCCTGGCGACACGACTGGTACTTGGCTTACGACAAACGGTATTGGTTTAGAAGTTCGTTTTTATCTTCAAGTACCATCTTTCCTTGTTGGTGCTGCAAATGTTTGGAGTGCCGATGGTTACCAAGGCGTTACTGGGGTGGTCAATGACCTTGCGACTACTGGAAACATCTTTGCTATTACTGGTGTGCAGTTAGAAGCAAATCCTCAGCCTACCCCGTTTGAACAACGACCATACGGTGTAGAACTAGCCCTATGCCAACGGTATTACTGGAAAGTGGAAACTGCTTCATCAACATATGTTGGGATTGTTAATACGGCAACATCTGGCTTGCCTGCAATACCTTTTCCCGTTCAGATGAGAGTCGCTCCAACTGCTACATATTCTGGGACTTTTAACATTGATGACGGGTCTATTGGTACGACCACAACAAGTGTTACAACAAATTCAGTCGGAGTCTTGTCCATAAGACCGTATCTACAGTCTTTTGCTGCCTCGTTGACAACTGGAAGATGTTTAACCATGAATGGTGGTTCGGGTGTTATTTCTATATCGGCGGAGTTGTAATGTACGAAACATATAAACCATTATTTTCTGACGGATTAATGATTCGTAGGCTCGTTGATGGAGCGTGCATCCCACCTGACCCCGCCAACTCTGATTATCAGGCGTATCTTGCGTGGGTTGCTGAAGGTAACACCGCTGAAGAATGGAACCCTGAGTAATGCCAGCAATTACTTTTCCTGCTTCTCCGTATGTAAATCAGATTTTTACTGTTGGTCCTAAGAGTTGGCAATGGGATGGGGCTGTATGGAACGCCTACTTCAACGAAGCAGTTGACTCTGTTTATGGAACAGGCGCTGATGGTGACGCCGTACTAGACGGAACCACAACCGTTTTGAGTATGGCTCCGTCTGCAAGCGTTTACACAATGACCCGCGATATGTACTTCAACGATTTGACGATTAACACGAGTTGTCGCCTACAGCCAAACGGATACAGAATCTTCGTTAAAGGCACATTGAAGTTCATGGGAACTGACTCTACGATTGGTTTTACGACTGGTTTTGCAACTGCTGGCTCTATCGCTCAGGGTGGCGGAATACTAGAAGCAGTACTGCATTCATTGGGAGGCTCTGCAACTGGTGTTTTGGCAACTGTTCCCCACTCATCAATGGGTGGCGCTAACTACTTCAGAATTCCACGACAAGCAGTTACTGGTTATTCCGTCACTGCCGCAGGCGGTCCTACCTTTTTGCGTGGAGGTGCTGGCGGATTAGGCCAAGTTGGGGGCGGAATAGTCATTATCGCTGCTCGCTACATTTCCGGTCCTGCGTCAGGTACGGCTTACATTAAAGCCCCAGGAACTGCACCTGCAGGTGGAGGAGTAATACTCATTGTTTCTTCCGCTGAGGCATTGGCTCCTGGAATAACCACTGATGTAACTGGACAAAACCCAGGAACCGTCTACTATATGTCACAGGTGTGATATGGCTATTTCTAGAATTGAAAAAAGTGTTGCACGCGCTGCAAACGACGAAATTTACGGGCATGGTGGAGACGGGGACGTAGTCGTCACATCAAACACGGCAATCACGTCAGACATGTTTTATAACAATCTGGTGATTAATACAGGAGTTTTTCTAAATACAAACGGCTACCGAGTCTTTGTTAAGAATACTCTTACAAATAATGGCTACATCGGAATTGGTTCTGTCTCTTCTGGGACAGTTGGCGAAGCCGCATCTACTGTTTCTGACGGAACAGTTAAGGGCCATTCTCAATCCGCAATTACTTATCGTGCTGGTGGAGAAGGCGGAGGCGGAACTAGCCCTGGAATAACCGCCCTTCCCGAGTATCTGTACAAAGACATCAACGCAATGTCTGGTGGGGTGTTCATGCACACATCGGGAATGATTGCTATAGGTGGCGGTTCAAAAGGAACGACTGGTTCTGCTGGCCCTTCGGGGGCAACTGGCCCTGGTGCAACTGGAAGTGCAGGTGCAACTGGAAGCCCTGGGGCAACAGGAAGCCCTGGTGCAACTGGGTCTCCTGGAGCAACTGGATATGCTGGAACATACGGTCCAAATGCAGGTATTGTTGGCGCTTCTGGTGGTCGTGGACAAACAGGAGGCGCTGGTGCGTCAGGGTCTCCTGGTTCTTCTGGTTCTCCAGGCTCATCAGGAGCTCCTGGGGCAACTGGGCTTAGTGGGGCAGGCGGAGCAGGTGGTGCCGGAGGGTCTGGCGGTCTTGGTGGAGGAATTGTTTGCGTAGTTGCTAAAACTGTTATTGGTTCAGGAAAGTTTGTTTCTATCGGTTCCTCCGGTGGGACTGGGTCTGCTGGTGCAACTGGCTCTACTGGTTTGCAAGGTGCTTCCGGTTCTACTGGTGCATCAGGTTCGGTAGGAGCATCTGGAGCATCTGGAGCGGGTGGTTCTGGTGGCGCATCTGCGCCAACTTTAAGTGTTCATAATGCACCACATACACATCCGAATCCTGCAACACATAACCCGTCTCATCATCACCACTATACGAACCATTCAGATAGACACGGCCACGCAACTAAGGCTGGAAATCACCACAATCCGGCAGGCCATTATGGCGGGGACAAAATTACTCCTGCGTCCCATCACCCCGCTGCTCACCACAACAACCCTCACCATCACCACAATGGACACTTTCATCATCCTCATAATGATGGCCCGCATGGAGGAACACATCACTGGAACCCTCATTGGTGGCATGCATATTGGCAATTAAGTCATCATTACCCGTTCCCTCACTATCATCAAAAACCAAACGGTCACGGTGGGCATAGCCACGGGGACACAACTGGTGGGCACGATACTCGTCTTTACCATGCAAAATATGTTGGACACGATAATCATTGGGCTGCTGGCTCAACACACGATTACCATACTCACCCCAATGCTCATACTCCAAACGATGGTGGGCACTCTCATGCTCCAACTAGAAGCAACACCTGGTCCCATCACCCCAACCCTGCAACTTCAGTCCCTAACCCTCCCAGTGTTTATCCAGGTGGCGGAGGTGGTTCAGGCGGAGCAGGAGGAGCAGGAGGAGCAGGAGGAGCAGGAGGCTCTGGTGGAGCAGGTGGTTCTGGTGGCGCAGGAGGAACCGGAGCTACAGGTTCAGCAGGCAAAAGGGGTGGCGCAGGCGGGGGCGGTGCTATTCTCGTAGTTAGTGACTCAGTAGCGGGTACAATTACATACGATACTCGGGCTGGCTTAACTGCTGACTCCGATAGTTTTGCAGCTTCTTCTGGAGCGGCATACGTTCTTATAAATATTTAGGAGAAAAAGATGGACCTTGGTCTTACAAAAGAACAAAAACTGGCAGCATTGACAAGCGTAAGGGCAGGCATACAGTCGGAGATTTATTCTCTCCTCATCCGCATTGGTGTAGACCCAGATACTTACGACCCAGCCGAAGAGACCGGTGGAGACATGGTCATTGGTGAACGAGCACGAGTAGCAACATTGGCTAGCTCTTTAGAAATGATAGAAAGCAAATTAGCTGAACTGTCATGAAACGTTTTGTCTATGTGCCGCTAAATATGGCACAAGACGGAATTCCAGAAATAGCCACAAAAATGGCTAAAGACTCTCATCTTTCAATACGAATAGGTGGGATAAATGATGGAATATCTGCAAGTAAAATTGAAATTATATCAACACCGGAAAAGACTGACATTGACCACAAGCCTTCAGTTAATGCTGGATTTATTTACTCAATAGACATAACCAACGAGTTTGTAACTTTTGATACAACTACATTTCTTGAAGTTTTTGACGAAGGGTACTTTAAGGTCTTTAAGCCTCGGTTACGGGAAAAACATGTAGTTAGGTTTAGGGAAAGGTTCTTTACCCCAGGTGCTAAAGTTTTCTCAGTACGTTCAGAAAACGGTACCCAATATCATGAAGGTTGTTTTGAGGTAATATGAATCACTTATCGCCTGCTCCGTGTATTTCTGTTTATGAAAATGCTTTAAATTCTTCTGGGCTTAAATCGTTTACCGACGCATTAAACGAGGAAATAGAAAGTGGATGGAGTGAGCTCACTTGGGGAAACTCCGGCGTTGGCGGGAATGGCGCAGTTACATCCTATAGGACTTCTTTGGGTTGTTCTCTTGTCCCCCTAATGAAGCCTTACCAACCAACTGAATTATCAGAGTTATTTGACAGGAATGTTAGGTTTCCGGTAGAAGAATTGGTAAAAGATTACACATCTGAAAACATGATTCCAATGGGATTTTTTGAACCGTACTCTGTTTTAAAATATTTGCCAGGCTCTGAATACCATGCTCATTACGACCACTTTAGGGACAATGCTCGTGTGTTTAGTATGGTTGCTATATTGGGTGAACCTGAAGAGGGGGGGCAGCTTGAGTTTCCAACTTTTGGAGTTACGGTTGAACCAAAAATTGGTTCGGTAATTTTGTTTCCTAGCAATTTCCCATATTTACATGTTGCGCACGAAGTAAAAGCTGGGATTAAGTACTCTTTGGTGACGTGGTATCAGTAAAGATATTAGTGTAGGATTTCACCATGCTCACAGATAAAGAATTAGTTGATTTTAGGACAGCATCAGGGACAACCCCTATGTCGTTTGGGATAGTTGGTTCAGGAACTGCCGGCCTAATAACAGCGTTATACATGCGCAAAGCTTTTCCTTTGTCACCGATTACGGTTGTGTCGTCATCAAAAATAGGAATTATTGGAGTTGGCGAAGGAAGCACGGAGCATTGGGCTCAGTTTATGGACACGTGCGATATTCCTAGAGAAGCGATGATTGAAGCAACCGCCGCAACACACAAGTACGGCATTAGATTTGAAAATTGGTCAACTCATACGAAAGACTATTTTCATAGCGTTGGCGAAATAGATGATATTTATGCTCATGGTTTATTTGCTAGTTATATGGGTTTTGTTGAGCAAGACAAACTTTTTACTACACAAACATCAAGTATTGGTTTAATAAAAGACAAAATTAGTCGCCAATCTCTTCATAAAGCAACAAACCAGTTTCATTTTGACACAAATAAACTTAACGAATATTTTACTTCTCTTGCTTTTAAGCGTGGTATTAAATTTGTTGACGCATCAGTAAAAAGTGTTCTTGTTAACTCAGAAAATGGAACAATAAACTCCGTCACAACCGAGTTCAACGAAAACGTGGTTGCTGACTTTTGGTTTGACGCTAGCGGTTTCAATAGGGTATTAATGAAAGAACTAGGAGCCGACGAGTGGTGTTCGTTTAGTGACAATCTTCTTTGCGATACGGCAATACCTTTCCCAACCGAAAGTGACCCTAGTGGAAAAATAAAAGCCTATACGCGCGCGCGTGCCGCAAGCGCTGGATGGGTGTGGGAAATACCCACCCAGGAGCGCCGCGGTAATGGCTATGTTTTTTCATCTCAATTCATATCTACCGATGAGGCCGTTCATGAACTAGAGCAGATGACAGGGTATAAGGTAGAAAATACTCGCGTAATTAACTTTGATGCCGGATATTTAAAAAATTGCTGGGTTAAAAACTGCTGCGCAATAGGTTTGTCATCTTCTTTTGTTGAGCCCCTGGAAGCCAGCAGTATTGGTTCAACCATTCAGCAGATTAAATATTTGATTCCATATCTTGCTTCGTATGTGCCATCTAATGTTGCGTCTCAAAAACATTACAATCAAGGCTTTGAAAAAATGATGCGTAATATTCTTTCTATGATTAGGTTGCATTATTATTCAGATAGACAAGATTCAAAATTCTGGCAAGAAATGTCCCACATGCCAATCAATGAAGAACTGCAGATGATTATTGACCTATGGGCTGAGCGTCCTCCGTCTAGGTATGATTTTGACAATTCGTCTGGTGAAATGTTTTTAGCTCCACATATGGCTCACGTTGCTCAAGGGCAGGGTTTGTTAAACAAAGATTCGTGCACAACTGCAATAAATAGGCTTGGGATTCGAGAAGAACTATTTACGAAGATGGATGAAATGCGGCATAATCGCCACAACCATGAGATGGTCGACCATGCAACAGCGTTGCGCGAAATAAGAACAATTGATAGCGAATGGAATTAAAGTGAAAAAACTGCCCAAGGTAAAGCCGGGGTCTATTCGTTGCACCCCTATAGACAACCGTCTCATGGAGAGTCCTCCGTTTGTTAACTCAATATCTAACCCACCAACATGGTTTAAAATGATTGGGAAGAATCAGGGTTCTGTTCGTAAATGTGCAGGGACAATAGACCTTCTTGCAGCTGGAGTAACACTTCCAGCATGGACAAATTTTAGATTCAGGCCTGCTGAAGATGGAAATTGGGAAACTGGTGGAGATGAATTTAATCCTGCCGCTGGGATAAATCATATTTCTGGATTTCCATACGAATCAACAGGTCAGTGCCCGATGACAAGCGTTCGTAAAATGGAAACCGGTCAGTACCCAAAGATAGTGAACCCATGGCGTATTGAAACAGCACCAGGGTGGTCAACCTTGGTCTTGCCTATTTACTGGGAACCGAATGAAAACTATTCAGTAATCCCAGCGATAGTTCATACTGATTTTTATCACCTTGCAAATATCGTTCTAAACATCACCACAGACTCTGCTTTTGGCATACGGCAAGGGACATCGCTAGCTCAGTTAATCCCGTTTAAGAGAAATTTAGACTTTGAAAAAATTGATTTCAATGATGAATCGTACTTTAAGTATGTTGCTACTACTGGATTTGGAATGGGACACGTTGCTCCATTTGAGGGCACCGCAGGCCCATATAGGCGCGAAAAAATACGAGTAGACAAGGCTTTAGAGGAAGAAAAAGTCAATAAAAATATTTTTAACAAAATCTTTAAACGAGGTTAAGTATGAACAACACGTCACAAATCAATGCAGCACTTTATGGTTGTTACTACGTATACGAATCGCTAGAACCATTTAAGCTTTATAGACGGTATCCAGATGGCGATATGGAATATACAGAATATGACGCTTTTACGGCAGATGATAAAACAATCATTGCCTTTAAAGATTTTGACATAACAAAAGCTGAGTACAACTATGTGCTGGTATCTGCTGGCAATGAGTCAATTGTTCAGTGGGCAACTTATGAATCGACTTATTACCAGTTTAATCAAAAACAAATAAATACTTATGACGTATATGCTATTTTAGATTCTGTATCAATGCCTAATTTGATGGCAACTCATGTTCCTACAATTATTTCATATGACAAGCGATGCGACACAACTTCTTATGGTGTATTTCCATACCAGCTTACAGACGGGGTAAAACCATCTGTTTCAGACCCAGACGTAGTTAATGGGCAGAACATTAAATCAATGATTCCGTTTTTAAGCGTCTGCGGTGCAGCCCATATTGAATATTTTGCAATAGAAGGTGCTGGCACCTCACACCAAGACTGGCCTTGTGTTGCTGGAATGTCTAAGACATTTATGGGAGCAATGAAATTGGTTGTTGAATGGGCTTCTCTTGCTGCTGAGCCTTTTAGCCTTAATGAAGAAATTGTGCTTGATGCTAGAAATTTTTTAGAAACGCTAGAACTTGGACAAGACATTATTGACGAAATTTCCGAATATCAAGAAGACATGCCTCTCTATAGATATCTAAAGAATGTTGACAATGCACGAACAGGGTTTGAGGAAACAACAACTATTAGCCCGCTACTTAATGCATGGTTGCGAAAGAAGGTTCGTTATACATCTTTGAACTCATTAGTAGCACAGTATCCAGAAGAAGTAAATATTGACCCAACAGTGCTGGAAGAAGAAAAAACTTCCATTGAAACAAGCGCCTATGCGTATTGTGCGCTTTTAGATGTTGACGATGAAAGCATTACTCCGGAACAGGCGTTGGCTTTAATTGAATATCCAAATATATACAATTCAGAAAAACTGGGTCGCGCCGACACTTACAAAGCCAGAAAGGCATTTCTTTCCTATATGGCGTATAATCAAAATGTTTGAGGAATATATAGGGAGAACAGACAATTTGACTCTCCCAAACACTCCTAAAGAGTGGGAAGCCTTTCACTGGAAACTTCACTTTCTTGGTGGAGCCTCTATAAGATTCGTATATTACTTAATTGCAAAAGAGAAAGAGGCACGTAGGGATGCTGAAAAAAGTAATAACAGCAACCAGGACGATGTCCCACAAGGGTTATTGGACTAAGCCAAACATTGTAGAGGCCTGGGGTTTTGCCACCAAGATTGCCATTATTTTTCCTGGTTTGCTTTTTGGCTACCAGTGGTGGTGGGTTTACATATTTGCTATTGCTTCAAGCATTGCTCTCATTTGGTCTTCAACTGAAAAAACCCTCCCAACAATTATTCTCTTCAATGTACTTTGGGTGGTTTTGGCTAGTCTTTCCATCCTTAAACACTTCTGGTGGTTTTAGGACCCTCAAGCATCTTGGGGTATAATTGCCAACATGGCTTTAGATTTTCCAGACTCCCCAGCTCCCAACGCCCAATTTACGGTTGATGGTAAAACATGGGTTTTCACTGATGGTAAGTGGGCCTTAGACATACCCCTAAGTGGTGTGATAGGGGCAACTGGACCTTCAGGCCCAAGTGGTCCTCCAGGACCTACCGGGCCACAGGGTTCTTTTGGTGGTGCCGCATTTACGTTTAATTACCTTACGGACACTGCAGATACTGACCCAGGAAGTACGAATCTAAAATTTAACTCGGCATTGTCTACGGCTACATATTTGTACATCGACCCAATCGACCTTGATTCAAACGACATTTCGGCATACCTTGAAACTATTGATGACTCGTCTTCAGCAATCAAGGGGCACTTCAGGGTAGAAACAGTTGGTGACTCATCGCAATTTGCTTATTATGCAATTAATGGGGCACACACACTCGTGTCCACCTATTACAAAGTCCCCATTACTTTCTTGACTAGCTCGTCTCCGTCCTGGACAAATGGTCAAGACATCATCATTGCTTTTGCACGAACGGGTGACAAAGGCGACACAGGCCCTACTGGCCCAACTGGCTTGACTGGTCCAACTGGGCTAACCGGCCCAACAGGACCTGAAGGCGCTACTGGTCCAACTGGATTAACGGGCCCAACTGGGGTTGTAGGCCCAACAGGACCAAGCGGCGGGTGGGCAACTACTCAGGTTGTAAACACACAAACCGGAACGACTTACCCATTGGTATCGGACGACCTGGGCAAAATGGTTACGCTGAATAATGCATCAGAAGTAACCGTAACGGTTGGTACTTCGCTTGGGTTTTCTGCTGGACAAAGCATTGACTTGTTAAGTCTTGGGGATGGTCAGGTAGTTGTTGCTGCGGGTGGCGCAACAGTAGTTGGTGCTCCTGGACTAAAACTCCGTACAAAATATTCTGCCGCTACATTATTCTGCATAGGGACGAACAGCTTTGTTCTTATTGGTGACTTGAGCGCGTAATGGCCATCCGCCGAGGAACCGTAGCTAGTAGTGTTTTTTATACAGCACCAAATCCTCCTACATCCGTAACGGGAACTGCTGGCAATACTCAGGTTTCTCTTTCGTGGACCGCTCCGGTATTTACTGGATACACAAACATAACCGACTACATAATTCAGTACTCAACCTCTGCCACTTTTGCATCTTCGGTAACAACGTTTAGTGACGGAGTTTCGTCCAATACTTCAACAACGGTTACTGGTTTAACAAACGGCACCGCTTATTACTTCAGGGTGGCTGCCGTTAATACGGTAGGGCCGAGTCAGTACTCGTCAATATCCTCGTCGTTTGTTCCAGTAACTACCCCCAGTGTGGTAACGAGCCTTTCTGCAACTGCATCTGACCGAACCATATCAGCAACATGGGCAGCCCCAACAAGCGATGGGGGAACTGCGATAACTTCATACACGGTAGAAACCCAATTAAACGCTGAGGCATGGGTTAATCGAGGCTCTCAGGCAAGCGGTGTTTCCTTTACGGTCAGAAACAACTCTGCGGCTACGGCTCGTTCATATAAAATTAGAGTTACCGCAAACAATGCTGTGGGTGCTGGAACTGTTGCTACCTCTTCATCGGTTACGCCAAACTTTGGAACCCCATCAACACCAACTCTTGCAGCTATTTCACCCACTCAGCCAGCATCCGGAAGCGGTTCGGGGGCTAGACAGTTTTCGGTAACCTACAATCCTCTTGCATGTAGTGGATTTTCCAACACGGAAACGTACATAAAACTTTCTGGCTATGCGTATAGCTATAACGCCAACAGTGCTTATTTAAATACAACAAACTCAGGTGCCGGAAAGACGTGGACAATCAGCACGCTTTATTCTTCGTCCTGGGGTTCGTACAGGACATTGTTGGCAAGTGAAACATACTATGTATTCACAAGAACGTGGAACACTGACGGTGACTATGTAGACAGTGCGGAAGCTTCTGTTGTAACAACAGCAACCCAGTCCTATAATGTCGTTGTTGATACTTCATACTACGTAACAGTAGATACAAGCAGTTGGGGTGGGAACGAATCTTATAGTGATGTGACCGGAACTTTTACTGTAACCGGAAATGGATTTAGTCAGACATCAGTCTACGCAATACCTGGAGTTGGAAATACTGGCCCTTATTCTGACGGTCAAAGAAGATACTCTATTTCTTCTCTTGACATAGAAGCTTGGGTTGTTATTACCGGTGTAAACATAACTACTTCCTCTAGAAACTTTTTAGTTGATTTTTCCGGTACGTCAACAACGGCCAATACTGATAGTTCAATAAACTGCTTGCAAGCACCTTTTTCCAACAACTCTGGGACGACCATACGAAGCCTTGGCTGGAATGTTCCAGACGTAAGTATCGGAACGGCACCAGGAGGAGGAAGAATACGAGTCAGGGGGGCCGGCTCTATTGCCACATGGTCAACAAGTCCTGACCAAAGAATTAGAGTTAGGGTAAACATAACAGGCTCGCAACAGCGATGGAACGTCAGCAGCAGGCAGGATTATGTCCCTGCATCCAGGACCGACACTTATTACTACTAATGTAGATTTTTTGTACTCTAAAAATCAAACAATATATGTCATAATGTTCGGGAACCCTAACTCTTTCTAGGAGAAACAATGTCTGGAATCATCGCACCATCAATCGTCAACTACGACTGGACAGTAAGGCAGAGCGACCCTTCTTACCTGAATGTGTCTTTCCCATTCCGTGTCAAGATTGAGTCAATTTGGTTCACCACTCAGCAGGTTTATGGAGCAACGGCAGGTCTTTGGCAAGGTGACGAGCAAACTGTTAATGTTGATACAACCGAACGACTGCTCCGCCTTGCAGCAATCAAGACCAAAAACTCCAAGACACAGCATAGCCAGTACGATAATCCATCAGATTGGATGTTTGGCTTTGAGGATGTTGGCTATGACGGCTCAGTGACTGACGAACTGAAGCCAACAATGTGGCTTGGAAACCCAGATGAAGGAATTGGCAAATTTGGTGCATTTGGGACACAGCCATACTTTGGCAATGGCGTACTTGACCTTCGCAGTACAGCCGCAACGCCTATCGATAAAGCACATGCGATTAACTACAGTTGGAACGAAGCGGAGTACAACGCAAATACCTATCTCGCAGATGTTGCCGTTATGAACACCGACGAAATTCTTCAACTTTTTGTTTATTCAGATGGCGGCGACTGGACAGGCTATGAGAATGATGCAAAGGTCACAATCTCGGTTGCTTACACTGGCGTCAGCAACGAAACGGCAGTTTCTGCTCCTGCTAAGCCCTGGACAGCATGGTGGAATGACTAGTCTTGCCGCATGGCAAAACTACCTTCAACATTTGCGCTTGATACTGGAAATAAGTTAAGCGATAGCTTCTTTGATATTCGCTGGCTTTCGGCCGGCATGAGACCACCCCCAAAAAGGTGGTACACGACTAGCGAAGAGCTGCCTACCGAAGACCTAACCGAGTGGGGCTGGGGAGAAGTTGATTCTGAAGGCCGTTTGGTAGTTAAGTATTACCGCGAGGAAGTCTTTGGTTCTGAAGACGAAGTAGTAAAAATGTGGTTTGTTCTTCTAGACGGTCGACACATTCAGCCTGCCCATTTAATCCTTCTTGGGTTTGCTGACGATAGATACCCCTGGGGAACCGTACTGGAGGGCGCGGAAGCTTCTCGAGTTCTTGAGAAGGAATACATGTCTACATGGGCCGGGATGATTAACTGGCGTGCCGGAGACCCAATGATTCAGCAGATTGCTACAGCTCCAAATTGGCGACGTAAGAGGATTTCGGTAATGATGTTCGGCGTATGTGACGTAGTGAACGCATGTTACGGATTTAGTCCTGGCAAAGTTATTTATGGTGGTGCCGTCACTACGGCAGACGGTGAAAAGTTGCGAGAAATATACCCTACGGACAACGACCGAATATCACCGCGCATAGGCTCCGTAAACCCAGCCACCTAAGCTACAACTCGGTGGTTCTTAGTACATAAGCCGCGTTAGGTATAATAGGCGCTATGGCTATTGATTTTCCCAACTCCCCTGCGCCGGGAACTAATCACACTGTAGATGGCAAAACTTGGACTTTTACTGACGGTAAGTGGGCGCTAAATGTCGGAGTCGGTGGCGTTCAGGGTCCAACTGGAGCCACAGGTCCTGCTGGGGCAACTGGAGTAACAGGTCCTAGTGGTGTTCCTGGCGAGGCTGGTACTGGTGGGCTAGGTGGAGTAGATGGCGCAACAGGTCCGACTGGTGCTACAGGTCCAGAAGGTGCAGCAGGTGCAGTAGGCGCAGAAGGGGCACCTGGTATGCCTGGAGAACCTGGCGTAGAAGGCCCAGCTGGTCCAGAAGGACCCACTGGAGCAACAGGCCCGACTGGCGCAGACGGAGGAGGAGGAGTTAAATATGTTTACAACTACAACAACTATGCAACCCCTACTGCTGGACAAATCGTCTTTAACAGTGCTTACTTTAACAATGTTACTGAAATAAAAATTCATGCTAATTCAAAGAATTCAACTCTTAACACCAGTTGGATTAGTCAGTGGAGCATTGGCGGTCAGTTATTTATTTCCAACAGCACTGGTGATGTAGCAATGTTTACATTGGCTTCTATTCCAGATATTACTGGTTCTATCTACACTATTGATGTTTCAAATTTCAATGTTTGGGATTCTGCAAGATTTTTAGAATTATCTTTTGGGTATTATGAAGACCCCGTTACTTTTGCTTCTTCCTCTTTTAACGAAGATGTTTCTGTTACATATTTCCCAGTTTCTACTGGTCCAACTGGAGTTACAGGACCGACTGGACCGACTGGACCTGTTAGCGGAACGGCCAATCAAGTAATTTATAAAAACGGCTCCAACAACCCGACTGGTTCTTCTGGTCTTGCATATGACGGAACAGATTTTTCTGTTGGGGGGAAAATTAGTTCCACTGTTTCGGCAGGAGACGAAGGTGGAGAACTTTTCTTAAACAAAGCAGCCACCAATACAACCATTAATGGTGGAGTGACTATTGATGTTTGGCAGAACCGTCTACGATTTTTTGAGCAAGGTGGGACTGCTCGCGGTGCATACATTGATATCGCCGCTGCTGGTGCTGGGGTAGCAACAAACCTTCTCGCTCCTAATGCAATATATTCAGGGCAGCCTCTAAAGATTTATAGCAATCAGTTATCGTTGACTCAAAAAATTTATGCGGCAACTGGCGACACACTTGACAACATAGCCACCTACACAACCAACCCTCTCGCTACTTCTTATTTACTGATTACAGTTGGTGTGGCGTATGAATTAAACACATCGTCTGACGCTATGCAGATTGGCTTCTCTATTAATGGCGTTGACCAGTTTTCCTTTAGTGATTCCACTAACACTGTCACCTATAATGAGTTTCCTTACTATACATTCAGGTCAATAAATTCCTATACTGCATCTTCGTCTATTTCTAATATTAGGACATATGTAAAGGGTGCAAGTGGGCAAGTAGTTTGCCCTAGAAATACTGGTGGTCCATTGAACTTTTCACTTACTATTCAAGAGTTCGCAGCCTAAATAATCCCCAACAAAAGAAAACCTTGCTAGTATTTCGGCATGAGATTTCATGTAGTTTCCCTGCCTCACACCAATACGACCGAAGAATTCACGGCGTGTGCCTATACGGAGAAAGTCCGTAAGTTCTGCATCATGATGAAGGACCTCGGACATACCGTGTTTCTGTACGGTGGCGAGTTCAACGAAGCCCCCTGCGACGAGCACATAACCTGTATTACCGAAGAACAGCGTTTAGAGGCAGTCGGTCCAAATCACTACTCGGCTGCATCGTTTGACTGGAACCTTCCACATTGGGTGAACTTCAATATCAATGTCATTAGGGGAATTCAAGAGCGACTAGAACACAAGGACTTTATTTGCCTTATCGCCGGTTTTGCCTCCAAGCCGATAGCTGATGCTTTCCCTGATGAGTTGAGCGTGGAGTTCGGAATTGGCTATGGTGGCTCATTTGCCCCCTACAAAGTATTTGAGTCTTATGCGTGGATGCACTCCTGCTACGGGTCCAAGGTGACCGACCCCCATGCACTTGACGGCAAGTTCTATGACACGGTAATACCGAGTTACATCGACATTAAGGACTTTCCCCTACAAGAAGAGCCGGATGACTACTATCTCTTCATAGGACGCCTTATTGAGCGTAAGGGCTATCAGATTGCAGTTGACACCTGTAAGGCCCTAGGAAAGCGTCTGGTGGTCGCTGGACAGGGTTCTGCGCCCGATTATGGGGAGTATGTCGGCGTTGTGGGGACAGAAGAGCGAGCCAAGCTCATGGGGGGCGCAATTGCCACTTTTACCCCGACTATTTACGTGGAGCCTTTTGGGACAGTTGCTATCGAAGCGATGGCTTGTGGGTCCCCAATTATTTCCACAGACTGGGGCGCTTTTACCGAAACCGTCATTGATGGAGTGACGGGATTCCGCTGTCACACCATGCAAGAGTTCGCTGACGCAACTGAGCAGGTTAAGACCTTAGATAGGGCCGCGATTAGCAAGTACTCAAAAGACCGCTATGGACTAGACGCGGTTGGGCTTAGGTACGAGAAGTACTTCACTCGCCTGCAGGGGCTTTGGGGCAAAGGCTTCTACGAGCTGTCAAAGTAGTAGAATAACCAAATGGCCACAATCTCAAAACTGCTTCTTTCTGGAAGCACTAACGGAAAACAAATAAAAGTAGATGCCACTTCTGGAACCGGAACACTCATACATACCGCAGTGTCTGGAGAGACAGGGCTAGACGAAGTATGGCTTTATGCAACAAACACGGATACGACTTCCAGAAAACTTACAATTCAGTGGGGCGGAACAACGTCTCCGGATGATTTAATCGAATTAACTATTCCTGCTGAAAGCGGCTATACGTTGGTTGTGCCCGGATTAATTATTCAAAACTCTTTAGTTGTCAGAGCTTTTGCAGCAACGGCAAATGTTATTGTCATCGGCGGATACGTAAACAGGATTTTATAATGGGTTTTCGTCCAAGAACATTGCCGTCAACTCAAGTTTCAAGATGGTATAGCGACACGATTGTTGTTCCAGGCCGCTCTCCTTTTATTGCTTCTGGTGGTACCGAAACTACGTCAGGTGGTTACAAAATACACACCTTTACATCTACCGGCGTGTTTACTGTCGTCAGCGGTTCAAGCAGTGTGGAGTACTTTCTTTTAGCCGGAGGCGGAGGGGGTGCCGGTTCTTCTTTTGAGCGCTGCGGCGGAGGCGGAGGCGGGGGCGGAATAGTTACCGGTACGTCTGCCGTGTCATCATCAGTTGGCACTTACTCAGTTGTGGTTGGAGCTGGTGGTTCAGGCTCTGCCGGTTCCAACGGAACAAACGGCGGTTCTTCTACTTTCGCCAGTACTACCGCTTTGGGCGGAGGCGGAGGAGGAGCGGAATCTTCTGGCGCTAATGGTGGCTCAGGCGGAGGAGGCGGAATGGCAGTATTTGACGCTCAGTACCCTGGTGGTTCGGGAACCGCAGGTCAAGGAAACAACGGTGGTTCAGGTTGGGGTTCTGGAACTGACGCAAACTTGCAGGCCGGAGGCGGAGGCGGAGGCAAGGGTGCCGTAGGTGGAAACGCTGCTTCAAGTACCGGTGGTAATGGCGGTGCAGGTTCGGCCTATTCCTACAGTGGTTCATCTGTCACTTATGCAGGCGGAGGCGGAGGAGGCAAACGTACGTCTACCGGCACGTCTGGCACGGGAGGTTCAGGGGGTGGCGGCAATGGTGGAAAAGCAAATGTTGGCGCAACTTCCGGAACAGCAAACCTTGGGAGCGGTGGCGGCGGAAACGGAATAAACTCTGGCACCGTTGTGTATGGCGGTAACGGTGGTTCTGGTGTTGTGATTATTAGGTATCTAGTCTGATGGCTCATTTTGCACAACTAGACGAAAACAACATAGTGACACAAGTTATTGTGGTTGCAGATAATAATTGTTTTGATTCCGAAGGTATTGAATCAGAAACAGTAGGCGCAAAATTTTGTGCAGACCTTTTAGGAGGTCGCTGGATACAAACATCGTTTAATAACCGTATTCGTGGTCGTTATGCTGGTCTTGGGTTTTCATACAACGAAGGACTAGACATATTTATTGCACCACAACCAAACGCTGATTGGATTTTAAATGAAGACACATACGAATGGTTCCCTCCAAATGAATAACCCAGGAAGAAATATAAAAAAATGACAGTACATCTTGTCAATGCGTTTAAATTATTTACGCAGGAAGAGTGCGGTCGTCTTTCTGCAAACCTTCCTGACCCCAATTCCTTAACGTCTAATTATCATCTTTATGCTTTAGAGCGAGGCATAGATGATTCATGGTTTGAAATCGTGTTCACTGCCATAAAAAACAACAACCGGATGAAGATTGCTGTATCGGCTTTAAGCAACCTGGATATCCACATCCACGGCAGTACCAGCTTTTACGCTGACAGTATGTTCTGGGGACCAAATGACCTTGAGAAAAAGATGCGCGTTTTTGTTCCGCTGTCCGGCCATGAAGGAAAAGAATTTTCTGTCTCAGTTGGGTCTATAACAGAGACTTTTGCACCACAACAAGGAACCGGCTATATCTGGCCAGCATGGGCAACGTTGAGTTCTAACAAAAACTCAAACCTGGGCCTTGTGAATCTCGACGGAACGGTAATTGGTAAAAAGCTAAGTTAAAATTTTGCTACACTTAATAAGAGGTGTGGCTTGAAGAACTTACTAAAAATACCAAGAATAATACTGTTTTTACCAATAGTTGTACTTTGCTTTACCTCGCCGGCTAAGGCAGACACATATACCGCCTCAGAAGGAAACAGAGATTTTTACTTCACTTCTGAAGAGCCAGCCACCCTGACGATACGTACGTATGCCCAACAACAATACGGGATTGACTCAATGTTATGGGTCTACGACGAGCAAAACAACGTAATCACTGCAAACGATGACTATTTCGGGCTTGACTCTTATGTCAGTTTTGAAATGATTCCCCAGCAGCAATACAGACTTCGTGCTGGCGTATGTTGCGGAGACCCTAATCGCTGGAATGGAATCTCTTATCTAGTTGAGCCAAGCATTGGCCCTATTAACCAACCCGCAGTAACAACGACTACAAGCACGAGCACCACGAGCACGAGCACCACAAGTACTACTACAACTACTCTTGCTCCTTATTTAAACGCCCCACAACTACTCACTGCTACAAACACTGCTAACGGCGTCGTGCTTGACTGGGGTGCGCCGAATTCAAGTAATACCAATATTGGTTCTTACTCAATTAACTTTTGGGACTTAGATGAAATTGGCGGAACAACAAGCGGCGGCTGGGGGGTTTGGACTCCGTCATCTAATACTTCGTTTCTCATGGACTACACAATGTTCACGGGTAACAATCCGGTTACAACAGGCTATGGTCCTGTTCGCTTTTGTATCAAAGCATCTACCTGGGACGGCAGTGAAGGTTCAAGCCTCACCGACTCAGAATGTGCCTATATAGACTTAGACGTTCAGGCTCCTATTCCGCCAACAACTACAACTAGTAGCACTACAACTACCACCACGCTGCCTTTAACTCAAGGAAATAATGGATGTGGGCCGTATCGGGCATTTACTGTTACCGGAACTACAGGCGGAACAGTGTGGGGTTCTGGACCATATACAGACGATTCAGCGTTTGGTGCCGTTGCTGTTCACGCAGGACTGATTGAAGTTGGAGAGACTGCCGTTATTGAGCCTTACGCCGTGGACAACTATTCAATGTATAAAGGAACACACGTAAATGGCGTGCATACAAATGATTACGACTCAGGATGGTGTGGTTTTTTTGTAAAGCTTCTTGGTACAGAAACTCCTACTACTACCAGTACGACAAGTACATCAACAGTGCCCACAACGACCACAAGCACAACAACAGTTTCACCTATTGATAATACAACTACTACTGGACCCGAAATCGAAACACCCGTATCGCCTACTACTACAACTGTTATTGAAACAATATTTGACCCAGTGGAGGTAAACCCAGTTGAGACACCCACGAGCGAAGGTAACACCGAAGGTGATGGACCCGCCACCTCGGTACCACAATATGCCCCAGAACAAGAGACAACAACACAAACGGACGAACCGCCGGTAGTTGTTCCAGAAGAAGTTCAAGATGCAGCCGATGCTGCGGTTGCGGATATTTTTGACGGACCCATGTCTAATGCAGGAATTGCAAATGCTGTTAGTGATTTAGTGGCAGACGCAGGAACGCCAGAAGAACTAACTGCTGTCGTCTCCTCGCTTCTTGACCAGGAACTTACAGATACCCAGTTTGCAACCGTCATTGATTCAGTTTTTGATGGACCTATGTCTAATGAAAACTTTGCTGCTGCTGTAAACGCAGTATTTGAAGACCCAACTAAATTGTCTGAGGCACAGTTTGAGGACGCAGTGACCGCGGTCTTTGATGGTCCACTTTCGGACGCGCAGTTTGAGGACGCCGTAGCTGCAGTCTTCGAAGATACTTCTACATTGAGTGACGAACAGTTTGATACTGCAGTTCAGGCCGTATTTGACGAACCGTTAACAACAGAGCAGTTTAGTGCCGCTCTTGAGCAGGTATTTGACGAGCCGATTACTGACGAGAAGTTTGATGCAATTATCTCGGCCGTTTTGGATGAACCTATCTCAAGTGAACAGTTTGAAGAACTGGTCAATGTTTTGGAATTAGACACTGTTACGGAAGAGCAAGTTTCAGCTGCTGTCGACTCGGTCATTGAGAGCGGTGTATCGGAAGACCAAGCAGTAAGCCTTGCTACTAGTGAAAAGGTTTTGCAGAGCGTTGATGGAGACCAGGCTGCGGAAATCTTTGATGCCGTTGAGATTACAAACGTAACTGCCGCAGAAGCAGAACAGCTTGTTAATGCGGTTCAAGACGCGCCTATTGAAGTTAAAGAATCGTTTGAAGTAGAAATCAACGTGTTCTCGGGCCCAGTAGATAGCTACGTAGCAATTGGCTCAAGTGTTCCAGTTAAAACAAGAAGAGTAATCATCGGCGTAAGTGCTCTTGCAATATTTAGCGCGCCAGTACCCGTAACAAGGAGAAAATAATGTTCAGAAAAATTAAGGACGGATTGAGCGATTTGTCTTGGACCCTTGCTGGAACAGCATTGGTTCTCATAACCCTCAGTGGCCAAACAAGAACTTACGGATTATGGATATCAGCCGTTGCGCTAGCTGTCTATTTTTTTGGTTTGCTTATTAGTAGTAGCGAAGATTAAAAGAAAGAGAAACAAATGGAAACAATAATTTCACTGTTAACAAGAATCGGAGCCGTATTTGGTTCTAGCGCTTTGGCAGCTATTGCCGGCGGAGCTGTGTTTGGTGTCGAGCTATGGAAGAGCGCCGCTATCGCTGGCGTCATGTCTGCAGCTCGTGTTACTGAGTCACTTATGGCCGCGTATGCCGAAGACGGAGTGCTTGACAAGGAAGAAATTTCACAAGCCTTTGGTGGTACTCCAAAACCTGGAAAGTCTACCAAATAAATCATCTACTGGGTAAATCAAAGCCTTGGTAAAATATAGATACCAACATATGGAGGCCGAACATGCCCAGAAAATATAGCTACTACCCAAGTTTTGACGGTAAAAAAGCACAGCCTGGAACTGAAAAACTCGCTGAGCTTTGTGCGAAGAGATGGAAAGCCAAGAATATGGGAATCTATGTCGCCAGATTGATGAGAAACTCTCACACTGAAGGCAAGAAGATGGGTGACCCAGGTATGGAGAAATGGATGTCGGTTCATGCAACTGGCGCTGCTGTTGACCTCGGGTATCCGGACCGCAAGACCGGCGTTGAGATGTGGGACTGGTTCCTTGCACACACTTTAGAACTCGGCATTGAAGAAATCCACGACTACGCATTTGACACAGACGTTAAGGACAAGGTTCAAGGGTACGGAAGAGGCTTCAGGTGCTCAAGAGGAGAAAATTCAAAAGGGGTAAAAATTTTTACCAAGGATGACAATGCTGGAAGTTTCGGCGGGCAGTGGTTGCACATAGAACTTTCTCCAGAGATGGCAAAAGACGCCGCAAAATTTGAAGCAGCATGGCGCGCGCTTCCTAAGCCAGGCGCATAAATAATGGCTGCCAAGAAGCCGGCAAAACCAATGGCGGGCCAGACCCGTCCAGCTCCTCAGGACCCAGAAATATTTGGCTCCCTAATTAAGTTCATGGGTACAAAGCAAAGCCCATGCACTTGTGGGGAATGTGGCCGGCAAGTTATTCGTGGAATCGTGCGCGTAAAGAAAGAAACATTTTATTGTTCATCTACGTGCGCCAAGAAAAACTGGACAAATAACCAGCAATCAGTAGTAGAGGCTTAATTAGGATAATATTCAAACAGCACCAACTGGGGTGCCCATGTTTACCTGAATTTATCTAATGAGTGAAGAATCAATAATCGAATGGCACAATGACCACCATGTAATGAAGGTCATGCTCAATAAATCCAATTTTGCTATCGATGAAGTTATTTGCCCTGCCACCGAAGATAAGGCAGCTTGTTTACACGAATCCATTGAAGGCTGCTTGGTTAGGTGGTTTTTAATGAGGTATGGCTTTGACTGTAATGTTGGCGTAGTTCCAGCAGCAAGCGAGCTCGAGATTGCCTGGACTCTTGTAACCGATTCTCCATACGACCCCGAACTGTGGCAAGTGTGGGTAATACCAACATCTGATGCAGTATTCGCCGCGTGGCTAGATACTCAGAACGGTGACTCATCATCGGAAACAGCCGCAGAAATAATCTGAAGAATTCCGTCGTGAAACCTAGAAACATCTGGGTGACTAATAGCTTTATCAGTATTGACCCGGTAAGCGTTTCTGCCCTTGTCTTTGTGTTTTGTTATAAGCCCTGCGTCTGATAGTGACTTAATGGACTTTTGGATGTTTGATTCAGTAACCCCCAAGTAAACAGCTAAGGCTCTTTGAGTGATTGAGCTGTCTTCCATGATTGCTACAAGAACCCTTCCAGAAGGAGAGAGTATTGATAGCTCGGATTTAGAGCAATAAGAAATCATCTTCTGTTGGTCGAGTGTTCGCATAATGCCTTCAAGAAGCTCTTCCGTGTTCGCTCCGTTTGCCATTGCACTCTTAATAATGTCGCTTAGAGGCTGACGCAGTACATGTTCTCTAGTTTTACTATCTTTTGTGCCCATAATGTTTGACACTAGCAAAAAGTTATGGAGTATACTGCAGCAAACCAAAAAACCACAATGGTGCCGCACTGGCCGGGAGAAAAAATGACAGAGCTTAGAGAAATCTTTTCCAAGATGGCTGACGAAGAGTCAAGCGAACTATGTCCTGTCGGTCGTCTTCTTGCAGGGTTCGACACCGAAACAAAAACTGCTTTCGAGCGGGTTATGGTTTCGCCGGCGTCAACTAGGGATATTCATTCCGAACTGACAAAAGCTGGTTACAAAATAGGCCGAGACACTCTCGGTTCACACCGGAATAACTGGTGCCGTTGCAAAGGATATTCTAACGATG